GATATTGTAAAATTGCCTGAAAAATAGCAGCTTGTTTTTCAACGGGCAAGTCTGATAAAAGCTCCCACCATTCAGGATAGATACGCGGAGAAAATTGTTTTTTCATCTCTTTCGGCTTTCAAAAAGGTGGGGTTATAGCGTGTAACCATTTTTGCCGAAAGAGTTATAATATTTTGATACTATAACCCCATTGTTAAAATTTATCTTTCGGCATCTTTAACTTTATAACAAAAAAAGTTAAAGTAAATTTAAAATTGAGTTATAAACAAGGGCGGATTTTTCCTGTTGATAACTTTTCTTAAATTCCTGCATATTTACAAAAGCGCTTTTGCTTGTTAATCTACAATCAAGAGGGCAAAAGATGAGTGTTGATATTTTGATAGACCCGGCAACAAACGATATAGCGCACCGCAACGGTTTAATCCGTTATGCCGTAAGTGGAAACGAAACGGCGCAGCGGGTTATTACGCGTATTCGCCGCTTAAAGGGCGAGTGGTTTATTGATACGACCGCCGGTATGCCGTATATTCAGGATATTTTAGGCAAGCGGGATATTAACTACTTCAAACTTTTGCTTAGAAAAGAGATTTTAAATACTGACGGCGTGCAGAGTATTAACAACTTCCGCTTGTCTTTTAACTCAAAAACTGGGCATATATCCGTATATGTTGAAATTAAGGTTGACGGGAAGTATATCCCGATTGTGCAGGAGTTCACGCTATGAGTGCAAACGTTTACGGTATGACTTCAACGGGCTTTAAGCCTAAAAGGCTCCGCGATTTGCTTGACGAAACAATGGCGGATATTCGGGCAATCACGGACGAAGACGGGCAAGCCGTATTTATTAACGAAACGGACGACAGCATAATCGGGCAGTTTAACGCGATTGTTTGCGAGCAGCTTGCCGATTGCTGGCAACAAGCATACGCCGCCAGCACGCAGTTTGACCCGCTTAACGCTTTCGGCGTGGCTTTGCGCTCGCTTGTCCAATTAAACGGCATTGTTCCGGCTTATGGTTCAGCAACACAAATAAACGTTACTTTGACCGGGACTTCCGGCACGGTTGTGCCTGCCGGTTCGCAAATATCTGACGTTAACGCAAACACGATTTTCAGCTTGAATAGTGATGTTGTTATCGGCAGTGCCGGAACGGGGACAGGAGTCGCTACTTGTAACACGCTCGGCGAAATTAACCCGGCAAACAACACGATTATTCAGATTTTAACCCCGGTTTATGGCTGGCACAATGTAACAAATACCAGCGTGGCGGTGCTTGGCGATGACCCGGAAACGGACAACCAACTGCACATCAAACAGCAGCGCGAAACGTCAAATACTTCATATTCGCAAGTTGATGCGCTATATGCCGGAATAACAAACCTTGCCGGGGTTGATTATGTGCGTATATACCAGAACTGGACGCTTGAAACGGACGATAAAGGAATTCCGGCAAAAACGATTGCCGCTGTTGTTGACGGAGGCGATACAGAGGCAATTGCAAATGTTATGTGGCTTAAAGCTCCGATGTTGTCAAACTATGCCGGGAATTTGGAGCACCCCGTAACAATGTTTGACCGATTCGGGCTTGCCTATCAAATAACATTTTACCGTCCGGAAAAAGTCCCGGTGTATATTGATTTGGATATAACCATAACAGACGCAAGCATTTATCCGGCGGATGCCTACGACCAAATAAAGCAAAATATTATTGATTATGCAGCATACGGGCTTAATTCTTCAAGCGGGTTTCCGCCGGGCTCTCCGGTTATTTACAGCCGCCTTTATACGCCTATCAATGAAGTCCCGGGCTTCAAGATAAATCATCTTTATATCGGAACGAGTGCAAGCCCGACCGGGACAAGCGACCTTGAAATGGACTGGCTGCAGGTTGCAGAGTTTACCGCAGACAATATCAATATTGAACAATCGGTGGGAGCTTAAAAGCAATGGCGGAAGCGCTAAGCAAATTAAAAATTGATTATAGCGAAGTCCGCAAGGATGTTGTTGCCGCCGGGCTTGACCGGATTTTGGCACAATACAAACATTCATATTTGTTCAAACAGCTTTTGTCTGTATGGCTTAAACAATGCCAACAGCTATATGACGCGATTATTGATTTGCAGGAATACCGGACAATCTATTCGGCAACCGGGGACACGCTGGACGGCTTGGGGCGGATAGTCGGCTCAAACCGGCAGAATTTCAATTATTCGGACACATATTATTTTACACCGGACAAACCGGGCGTAGGCTGCGACAACGGCTATGCTTGGTGTAAAAATGCGCCGCAAGCCGGCATATCTTTGCAAAACGATGATTTATACCGCAATTCAATTTGGCGTAAAGCCATATCAAATTTTGTTAAGTTTGGCAGCGTCCCGGAAATTCAAGACGTTGTTTCCGCCTATATGGACGAGCCCGTTGGATTTGAAACAACAAACCCGTTTACGGGGACGCTTGTTGTTTCTGCAGATATCGGCTTGACTAATTTGGAGATTTTAACTTATACTCAAAACACAGAACAGGTTGAACACCAGTTCCGTATACCGTATCCGACAACAACAGATTTTGAGGGCGTTGTCTTTTATGTTCCGCAAAATGCCTTTGCACCAGACCGCGAGGGAGTCGGGGCAGACAACGGGCGCGCCGCCGTAAGAGGGAGAGTTTAAACGATGGTAGATACAAGAACAGTTACATTGCCGGCAATTTGGGCTGATGACGCTATAACCGAGATTCCTACGCCGCCGATTGCAAATACAACCTACCGCAACACGGATTTAGGCTCAACCGAACTGTTGCAGGGCTGGCCTTATCAAAAAATCGTTGACTCTGCCGACTTCAACCAGACGTTGTGGCTTATATCAAACCTCGTCAAAAGTTGCGAGCAATATGGCATTATGCCTTGGTGCGCGTCAACGACATACAAACAAAACGGAATTTGCCTTGCCTCAAACGGAATTTTCTACTGGGCGAAACAAGATAACACCGGCGTAAACCCGGTAAATGATTCCGGTATGACAAACTGGGGCGTATTCTTAGACCCGGGCGATAACTTCCTTACAGAAACGGTTTTGACGAGCCAAATAAACCTATGCGAAAAGCTGGCAAACAAGACGCAGACGTTGTCGTCTTCCTCTACCTCTACGCAATACCCGTCGGCTAAAGCGGTTTATGATAATATTAACAATCTGCAAACATCACTACAATCGGCGATTAGCGCAATACAGGCGAACTACGTTACCACGAACACCGCGCAGACGATAACGGGGACAAAAGTTTTTAATGGAGCTGCGCCGATAAAGTTAGGAAAAGCGGGCGGAACATATACAGAGGTTCAATTTACTTCTGACGGTTTATCTAAGCTTGGCGGTTTGCGAAATATTAGAGAGGGAAACTCTGATAATATGCAGATGTATGTTGCGTCTAAAGACGGATCTTCTATTCTTGGCTCAATCCAGTTAAATAGAGATAATAATAACGGTATATTGGCAACTGCCCCGCACCCTGCCGCGTCTACCAATTATAATAATCCTGCAATTATGACAGCAGGACGAGCAGCTGACCCGGCGCAAAACTTTAATCTTCTGCACCGCTCTGGAGACGAAACGTTTAGCGGAGTCAAAACCGTACAATCAAATAATCCGCGTTTTGGTTTTAAACATACTGAGATTGACGTAACAACGAATCCGTCTGCTGAAAAATCAGCAAAAATTTTTGTTTCTGATAAAAAGAATAAATGGATTTCAGAAATAGGGTTTTATCAAAAGACAGATGGGCAGATTTTATCACAAATAACCGCAAATAATAATACTGCTGGAACGGCCTCATTACAAATAGTTTGTAAAAAAGATGGGAGTAAATTCGCAACTTGTCCTACACCTCCGAACCCCGCAGATTCCTCTGCCAAAATTGCAACGACGTCTTGGGTGAACAGACGCATAAAGTCTATTATGAATAGTAATAGCGAGGTTACGTTTACACTTTTAACTTCTGGCTCAATAGGAACAGGCAATATACAATTAAGCCAGCCGTTTACAAAATTCTCTGAGATTGTTTTTTTGGGTGCTGATGATCGCGAATCCTATGTCGTCCCTACAATATTTAACACAAAGATGTTGGATTATTGTTTGGATAAGCTTAATAAATCTGTTCTTTTGCCTTGTGGCAGCACTTATTGTTATATAATAAAACCGTATTCGGGTGGAAGCTCAACAACACTGTTCGTTCAAGATAGAGAAAACGCAAGAGTGTTTGCTATCTATGGCATAACATATTAAGCGTTTTTGAATGTATAAAACATACTTAACCAAACATTACGGCAAGCGTCAGAAAAGTATATTGAATCTCCTTGTGACAAAGGGATAAAAACACTTGCGGACTGGTCAATATAAGCGGAACCACCTTGTGAGGCTGCTCCTGCCGCTATCTCTTGTCCGTTTACATAACACCTCACACCTTTTACAACCCCGCCCCATTTTGCATTTATCATTAAAACGCCTTTGCGCGGGGCTGTAAATGGTGATGATTGTAAAGGAAACGTTACCGATTGCCCCGCTGTATAGTCTAACTCAAAAAAAGCCGGGTTACTATTCATAATAGACGTTATCAGACGCTAGGATTTATGCCGTACGTTTCCAAATATTCACGGTTAAAGCCGTCCTTGTAACAGTGCCGACAATACCGGAAGCGGCTGAATCAGTTGTTAAGCCAACACCTTTACCGGGGTTATTAGTTGATCCGTTTTGTGCGGTACCTACATCAACATTGTATAAATTATCGAAGAATGAAGATTGCCCTAAACTTCCGTTATTCATAGCCAAACCTCGGTTATATTCTCCGTTCGTAAATCCCATTGTTTTTCCGTTTCCTTTGACTGGGACACTTGTGTTAACGGAAGTAATCAGCGACGAGCCTACTTTTTCCCACGTAGAGCCGTCAATAATAGCAGCAAGGGGGCAAGTGCTTTGCGTTCCAAAATAGAGGCTGCCGACCGGATAAACTGTCCCCATAATAGACGTTATGCGCCCGCTTTTAATTTCTCAACAAAATTGATAGCATCACCAAGCCCGCGCCAAATTGTATACTCAAAGCCTAGTGCCAGGACTTTCTGTTCAAATTCCCGTTGCGTGTCCGATTGCCTGCCGGTTGCGGTTTTTATCTCTACAAAATAGGTTTTTCCGGCGTGCAGGATAATTAAATCGGAAACACCGGAACGAACGCCCTCGGCTTTTAATTTTGCCGCGACAACCGGATTCCGCCACCCGCCATTAGGAACGGCAAAAAAAGTAAAATCTTTGTGCGCGTTTTCAACAAGCTTTAAATATTGTGCAATGGTGCACTGTATTTTGTGTTCTTCATCGTGTGGCTTTTGGCGCACGTTAAGCCCGCTTTTTTTTAGTTCCAGCGCCCAAGGGTTATTTTTTGGCATAATCTATCCTTTTATAAAATAAAACCCCTCTATCGTAAAATAAAGGGGGCTTTGTGTAGGTATGGTTTGTTAAGATAATAATATGGTGATATATACTTTTTGGATGAACTATATGGAAAAAAATAATTATACCGCCTCTTATGTTAGCTTATTTTTCCGGTTTGTCAACATCAAATAAAGAAAACTGAACTTTCTCTGCCTTTTTTATCTTTTCTTCATCACGGACGGTTGCTCCGATAA